CTCCAGAAGATCATCGATCCGATCCCCGGCGTCCTTGAGTCGCAGAAGAAGATCGGAGACGAGCACGTTCTCAGGACTGGAAGACACAAGGGAAAGACTCTCGACGAGGTCTGGGAGTCTGGAGACCCTGGCAAGATGTACGTGAGAGGCATTGCCAAGATCGGACAGAGCAGCGTCGACTCGCGAGCAGCGTGCGAGTGGATGACGAAAAAAGGGATTGACCGTTAATCGTTGTCTGGATACTGTAATCGCCTCACGGATGAATCTTCGTCGTGGAGGAGCGGAAGGGATTTCTGCTCCTCCACGACTCTCGAACACACAGGCTGGCCTTCAAGATGAGCGGGCCAGTCAGTGTTTCGCACATCGCTCATCTGAATGGAGTCTTGAATGCTGGTTTACTCTGTCACTGCTGGCCCTGCTGTTGATGCTGACGTCGCGACTCGTCGACTGACGGTCACGATCAATGGCGAAGTCGTCTCAACCGTTGATCACGCTGCCGACACAACGTCTTTCGGTGAGATCACTGCACCGGAGGACGCGAGCGTCGTTCTCGCTCTCGTCGACGTCGACGATGCTGGCAACGAGAGCCAGCCCGCGTTCTACGAGTTCACTACTAAGGACACGATCGCACCGGCCCAGCCGGGTTCGCTAGGCGTCACGCTGGTACGCGAGGGCTGAGCCTTGCACAGGCTGCTGCATGGCGACGCAGTGGAACGTCTTCGTCAACTCGACGACGAGAGCGTCCACTGCGTCGTCACTTCGCCGCCCTACTACTCGATGCGGTCTTACCTAGAAGAGTCTGACCCGCTCAAGAGTCTCGAACTCGGCCTGAGCAGCAAGATCGACTACGTGATCGACCTCTGCAAAGTGTTCAACGAGGTCAAGAGAGTTCTCAGGCCAGACGGAACTCTCTGGCTGAACCTTGGCGACGTCTACGAAGACGGGCAACTCCTGGGAATGCCTTGGACTGTTGCCAGGAATCTTCAGATGTCTGGCTGGATTCTCAGGCAGGACATCATCTGGGCTAAGCCGTCTCCGATGCCAGAGTCAGCAACGACTCGATGCACCCGCTCGCATGAGTACGTCTTCATGTTCTCGAAGACTCAGGACTACTTCTACGACGCTGAGGCCATCAAAGAGGAGAGCGACTCGTCACCGTCTGGCAAGAATCGACGCTCTGTCTGGCGGATCGCGTCGACTCCGTACTCTGGCGCTCACTTCGCCACCATGCCGACCACCCTGGCTGAGTTGTGTATCAAGGCTGGTACATCTGAGCGGGGCTGCTGCGACCAATGCGGAACGCCGTTCCATCGCCGAATCGAGAAGCAGAAGATCGTTCGGCAGCGTCCAAACGACTACGTGAAGCGTGTCGGCAAAAAAGGCACAGGCAACTCCTGCTCGAACAGCGTCGCTGGAGTCTTGACAAGCACAGTCGGCTGGGACGCATTGTGCAAGTGCGACGCTTCGAGCACACCGTGCGTAGTTCTCGACCCGTTCGCCGGGAGCGGAACCACATTGGCCGTGGCAGAAGCACTTGGACGAGACTCGATCGGCATCGAACTGAACGCTGAGTACATCAAGATCGCTGAGGATAGGATTGCATGATCTCGCAATCGAACGCCCAAAAATATAAGCGGGCGGTGCAGAAGATGGCTGTCATCTGCGTTGAGTCTGGAGTTTTGCTGCCGACTGAGTCTGAGTCTGGGCTGGCGTGGGAGTCGCGTTTTATGAGGCTTGCCAAGAGAAAGGGATTCAGCGTTTCGCCAGCAGAACGCCACGACAGCAAGTACGACTGCATCGTCAACGGACTTCGAGTCCAGTGCAAGAGTCGGAAGCGGTCGCCGCGAGATATGGTGCAACTCCGGAACACCGCGAGATGGTCAGGTGGCGAGCAGAGGAGGGCTTACGGCAGAGACGAGTTCGACATACTTGCGCTCCGCTACGATAAGAAGGCGTACATTATTCCTGCGACTGATTTGCGAAGCGGAGACGGAAAGTTTCTCCTGAACACTATATTCCCGGACAAGTTTTCTCATTTCGTCGACGACTGGGGCGCCTTTTCTGGGCCAGTCGGCAATCATCGCCCGGCCCAGATGATGCTGTGGAGCGAATGAACCCCATCATTCACCTCGCTCCGTGGGAGTACGAACGGTGCTTCGCCGTTGGCTCTGGCCGCTTCACGGCGAACTGGGGAAAGCCAGACGCTGAGCACTACGATCGCGAACGGATGCAGCCAGACGCATACGCCCAAGTCGCCGCAGCCGCTTGCGAGTGTGCCGTCGCGAAGTTCACGAACCAATACTGGCACGCTGGGATTTGGCACCACACAGAGAAGTTGAAGTACGGCAAGAACGCCGACGTAGGACACGACATCGAAGTCAGGCGAGTTCGTACTGGGAATGCCGTGATGGTACGAACGAAAGACGTCGGAAAGATCGTATGGGGCGCGAGGATCGTCGATGAAGAGTACAGGCAAGTCGAGATTCTTGGTTTCATATCGGCAGACGAAGTGATCGATTCACTTCGAGGAACGTACTGCACGGATAAGTACGTAGAGTTTGAATGCCTTGAACGACCGTGGTTAATCTCGGAGGGGACGCCGAGAGACATGGTTCGTGAATCAGCCTAAATGCACTCCGCTCTCTGCGTGTGCTGTCGGTGAAATCGGACGCCTGCTCGCATCTGCCGAGATGCTGAAGCACGGAATCGGCGTGTCCAGGACAGAGTTGGATTGCGGCGTCGACCTGATTTCCCACTTTGGACGGGTCACGAAACTCATCCAGGTGAAGACCAAGAGTTGCGAGACTTACGGCACAAGCAGACGCAGCGAGACGTTCAAGATTCGCCGAAAGACGAACACGTACGAGGACTCGAACATCGATGTCTTCCTCTTTATCAGCCTCGTAACGAACTCTTTCTACGTTGTCCCGGTGTCGGCGATCGACCTGTGCAAGACGAGCGTTTCGCTCCCCAGAGACTCGGAATGGAAGAGTGCTTGGCACATCCTGAAGGCAGGAGAACGCCATGCTTGAGTCTTCGATTACCAAGTCTATTCAGCGTCTAGCAAAGTCTCGCGGCTGGTGGGCGATGAAAATAGCAGGCGGGCCGTTCCAGCGGGCTGGCGTTCCAGACTTGCTTCTCATCAAGGGAGGCAAGGCTGTCTTCCTGGAGGTGAAGCAGCCTGGAAAAAAAGCGACGCCGCTTCAGCAGCAAGTTATGAAAGAGATATCCGAAGTCGGAGGTGCTGTCACGGCGGTCGTGACGAGCAAGTCCGAGGCAGAAGCCGTCCTCACAGAGGTGCATCCATGATCTCGATACGTCGCGATTTGAACGCGAAGACAGTCTACAAGGAACTTCTAGACGAGAACCCAGAGGCGATGATCGTCATTGGGTTCGAGTCTGCGTACGTTGGCAGGACTGTTACCCATCCGATCGTAGCCATCTACGACTACGAAGAGTGCATCCGATGTCTTAGAGACGATCGGCACCCGGTGTACGACGATGCTGAGCGGGAACTCATGGAGATTATCTCTGACTGCCTAAGCCCAGAGTCTCCAGTGTTCGTGAGGTGCCAATGACTCACGTTATTCGATGGAAAAAGTCTGGTGATAAGCCAAGCGAAGTTCGCGTGAAGGTCAAAGTGCCGAAAGTGTCTGTAAACGTGAAGAAAACCGATTGACTTAAAGAGCAATGAACGCGAAAACTTCTGTCGTTGGATCGCTGACACCGTACGAGTCAGGGCAAATAGTCTCCCACCTGACAAAGCCGGGTAGCGAGTTCCAGGTCGAGGTCTCGAACAAGGAAAGTTCGAGCACTCCTATAGCGATCGTGTTCGACGAGTCATGGAAGATCGTCTCATGGGCAGCAACTCACACGTGGCAGGGCCAGCAGACCCTCGAAGGATTCACGCTTCCGGAGTGGCGGAATCGAGGTGCGATGCGAGTCGCTGCTGCTCTTCTGGTTGCGGCCGGGAAGATCGACACGACGTTGCCAATAGCGGTGTTCTCCCCTGCCTGCATAGCGATCGCGACGAGCGTCGGGTGCAGGAAGGTTCGCCTCTACGAACTGAGAAGCGGAATCTGGGTCGAGAACTCTTAGACACCCATTCTCTGGATACACAACCCGTCCCCTCCGGTGGTCTCCTCACGGTGCTTCTTTCGACAACGCGTCGATGGACACCGTGGGGAGCCATTTGGAACTCTTTGCATGGAGGCTGCAATGAACGAAAAGAAGTTTGAGCGTGTCTGGCGAGGAAGCGAGAGCGTCAAAGAGGTCTGCCAGAAACTCAAGATCACTGAGCAGTCTGCCTACTACTGGGCCAGGAAGTTAGGACTTCCTACGTTCTGCGGCATCGACAACGAGACTACTCCCACAGCCGAAGAAATCGCGGAGCGTGCCGCCGAGGTCCGCGCGAAGTGGAGCCCAGCAGAAGAGCGACGTCGCTGTGCTGGTGCTGGCCGGGTCAGTTACGGCATTCCATCGTACGCCACGGCCCGCACGACCGGCTCAAAGTTCCCAGTCTTTGTCAGCGACCAGTAATGAACATCACGGTATCTGCGTACAACAGGCCAGAGCATCTTCGGAAGTGCCTCGATGGGCTTTCTCGGTGCATTGGAATCTCTAGTTCGCACGTTGCCGTTGTGTGCGACCTGAGCGAAGAGACTCCAGAGTGCATGGCGATCGCCAGAGAGCACGGATTCGACACCGTTGAGAACGAGTCGCGGCTGGGATGCAACGCGACGATCAAGAAGTGCATCGCGTACGCAGTCGCTGTGATGGGGAGCGAGTTCCACGTTCACCTCGAAGACGACATCGTGCCTTCGAGAGACTTGCTTGAGTGGTTCTCATGGGCAAGAGACACGTACGAGCAAGACAGCGAGATATTCACGATCAGCGCATACCAGCGTAAGGGAACCGGCGACTGCCAAACGTGCGGACGTCGCAGGAAGTTCACGCCGTGGGGCTGGGCAACTTGGCACGATCGGCTCATCCAGGTTGGCCTGGGCATCGACGAGACTTCTCCAGTGTCGTGGGACGTGCAGACGAACGTCACTCGCGGAACGAGGAAAGAACTTTTCCCGTCTGTTTCAAGAGTCGACAACATCGGCCCGGTTGGAGAGCACATGCACGACCCTCGCTGGCACGCGTGCTTCGTTGCTCCACGGTACACAGCAGACTCGCTTGGCTGCGTAAACACAGGTGACTTTATGGAGGTTTCGCAATGAGCGAGTCGATCTTAAATCTCGGATGCGGAAACACCTCTATCGAAGGAGCCGTGAATCACGACAGGTCTCTGCATGGCTCTCACGTTTCCGTCGCGCACGACCTGGATGTCACGCCGTGGCCTTGGGCCGACAAGCAGTTCGACAAGATCGTGGCTCTCGATGTAGTCGAGCACCTGAAGGTCGACGTCGATGTCTGGCTCAATGAGTGCCACAGGATATTGGCAGACGATGGAGTTCTCTGCATTCGCGTTCCGCACTACCGGAACGAAAACGCATTCACGGACCCGACCCACAGGCGGTTCTTCACAGAGAAGACGTTCGATTACTGGGACAAGTCGAAAGTTCTCCATCTCAAGTACGGCTGCTTCTACTACGCAGACGCTGGTATGTGGTGGACGGTTACGTCTGAAGTAGTCGGAGCAGATATCCAGTTCTCGCTGGAGAAGGTTCCCAAGTGAAAGACTTGTTTGAGTCGATCTATCGAGACCAGATATGGGGCGTCGGCTCAGGAGAGGGGTCGACGAAGGAATACTGTGAGCCGCTAGTGGAGTTCCTCTGCGGATACATCGCCGACAACGGCGTCAAAACTCTGTGCGACATCGGCTGCGGAGATATGCAGTGGATGCCAGAAGTAGTTCGCAAGACTGGAATCAAGTATATCGGCCTCGACTGCGTCAGGTCAGTGATCGAATCAGCCGTCGCGTCTGGCCTGGGTCCACAGTTCACGTTTATTGAGGCTGACGCCAGCGTGTGCGAACTCCCTGACGCAGACCTGTATATCGTCAAGGACGTCTTGCAGCACTGGAACTCAGACACAGCACTCGACTTCTTGAGAAGGTTCTTCAAGAGCAGGCCGCACGCAGACATTCTTGCCGTGAACTGCAACGATCAGACCTCCGACTCCAGGGACATCTGCAACAGGACGTCTTTCTCTCCAATGTCAGCGGACAGATATCCCCTGTCTCTGTTCAATCCAGAGACGCTGATGTGGTGGAGGACGAAGAGCGTGTGCAGGCTCAGCCCAGAGGCAGACGCGTGATCCTCATCTCACAGTGGTACGAGCCGTCCTGCGACGTCAGGCGTCGCGAACTCCTGGCCGCGAAGGCCATCAACGAGTCTTCTGGAGTGTTCGATAAGATTCACTACGTCAACGGCACTCGCAGAAAGTGGACTTACGGAGAACTGTTTGGAATCGCCAGCAGGGAATACCGTGGAAAAGTCTGCGTGGTGGCTAACACCGACATCGCGTTCGACCACACGGCGTCGCTGATCACGGCGGCGTGCAAGACAAAGATGGTCATCACGCTGACGCGATGGGAGGGCTCTGTTGCTCCAAATATGCTGGGCCACTTGATCAGCATGAAGGATCAAAAGAAGAACGAGAACTGGCACTTCTCTGGGACGCAGGACGCATGGGCGTTTGTGGCCGGGAGTGTTCCTGAGTTCTCGCCCGATGTCCCAATGGGCGTTCCAGGATGCGAACAGGTTCTGCTTGGCAAACTTGTCAGGTCTGGATGCCTCGTATTGTCTCCTTCGCTCGACATCCGCATTCGACACGTTCACGACACGCCGAGCGACTACGAAGGCGAGCCGATTTCTTGCGGAGAGTACGCATACCCTCGCATGACGACTCTGTGCGACTCAGAGGGATATGTCGTGAGGCACGAATGCCCGTGTCCGAAATGCACAGGCGGCGTTGAAGGAAAAATCTCTACGGAGGTCATCAGAACGTGCCAGTATTAGACATAGACGCTTACAGCCCAGACATTATCCTCCCTCCTGCGGAAGACTTCGCAGAGTCTTACGAGTCTCTCGTTCGGTCTGGCCGCAGCCAAGCCAAGCACAAGCGAGTCGCTTTCGTGGCGATCTGCCGAAACGCGATGCCTTTCTTGCCTCGCACGCTAGGTCTCGTCGCCAAGACTGGCGAGATGTTCAAAGAGTGGAAGTGCTTCGTCTTTGAGAATGACTCTGTAGACGGAACTAAAGATGTTCTTCGTGATGCTGCGAAGCAGGAGACGCGAATCTCGTACGTGAGTCTCGACAACTCCAGGCCGCATCTCAACTACACGAAGACTTCTGACAGGACGATCCCGCTGGCTGAGTACCGAAACGCGTGCCGGGACTGGTGCTACGAGAACGCGAAAGACTTCGACTACTGCGTCGTGTTCGACACTGATCCGTGGGGCGGCTGGTCGATCGATGGAATCGCCACGACGATCTCGTATCTCGAATCGCTTGAGTACGCCCATGCTGCTGGCATGGG